TGAGCTTGGGGTCTTTTCTAGCCTATGATATAGACACAATACTTAATTCTCTTTCATTATCCCACAGTTCACACATTTCGTCAAAGATTTACATTCTCAGCTTCGCAAGCTTTAACCGCTGTACAACAATATGATGACTCACTCCTTGAAAACCAAGAGCATTATTACAGTAGTTCTAGTCCTTCAATTAACAGTCACTTAAATTCAAAGTAAGGTTGAAGTAGCTGAAGCGACAACAGACCTATTTCTTAGTCATATTCGCTAAAAAGATTCCCTCCAATTCCCCGACCAAAATCCGAAAAATACCTGAAAATATCGGAAAATGATTTTTAGAATAGTCCCCAAAAGCCTGAAATAGAGCCAAAAAACTCCACCAGTTTCGGTGGAGTTAAGGGAGATTATTATGAAAAAGGTAAAATAAAATCTTATTAAATCAATGCTTTTGGAGGGTGTCCCCTCCAACTCCCCGACCTCTGGACAAGGTCTATTTTTTTGAAAAAAATTTAAAAAACTTTCTCAAAACGCTTGACTTTCTCGGTATACCGTGATATAATATAATCAAGATAAGGAAAGGAGGTGAGGAAATTGAACAAAGAAGATTGGCTTAGGTTACTTGAAAAGGCGATAGATAATATCCCTGAAACGGTAACTGCTATAGCAAGTCTGGTGACTGCAATAACAGTCGCAAGGCAAAACAAAAAGCGTAAACCCGAATCCCGCAAAAGAAAAAGGTAAACGCTAAGAGGTGGGGGCGAAAGCCCCTCACACCTCTATTTTATCAAATGAAAAGAGGAAAAGCAATGGTTAGTGCAATAGCTATTTTTATAATTGCAGTCAATGTATATATTTATCTAAAGAATAAAAAGGACAAATAAGTATGAGAAAAATTATTCAAAAATTATTAGACAGCCCGATGTCTACATCTGCTATTTCGCAAGGCGCTGGAATTCCTTGGACTACTGTTTCTGACCTCAGAAAAGGAAAAACAAGCATGGACAAAATGGCGCTTCTAACGGCAGAAAAGCTCTATGAATTTGCTACAGCTGATAAGCAGTGATTTCGGTCACTGCTTTTATTATTGCAAACAAAAAAACCGCAAGCCTGAGCCTGCGGTGAAAGAACAATTTAGAAAGTCTCCTTTCTATTTATTTTTAAGATTATTTTGTAGTAATGAGCCCGTTAGGCTCAACAGTAAACTCTGGCTTATCTGCCATTGTTCCGTCTGATTTAAGGTAGTACCAACCTGTGCCATCTGCCGACTTGACAAACTGATTGGATTTCATATCTCCATCATTAGCATCGAGATAATACCAATGTTCCTTGTACTTGACCCAACCAGTAACCATAGCGCCAGAATCGTCCATGTAGTACCATTCTGACCCGACTAGTACCCAACCAGTCGCCATTGCGCCATTTGGTAGCAAGTAATACCAGTACCCATCCGAATGCTTGTGCCATGTGTTAGCTTTCATATAGCCGTTGCTGTCAAAGTAATACCAGGCGTTATTGATTTTCTGCCATTTATTCGTTGGATAAGAACCATCTGCATTGACATACCACCAACCAGTCGCATTCTTCTTCCAACCTTCTTGATTGCCTTCTTTTGCAAGAATTTCTTGGACAGTCGAGCCAAGGGATTGATAATGCTTGATTTTAGCAATCACATAGTCACGCAAGCTGTCATTGTATCCGCCGTGCAATTCAAGGGAACGAGCAGGGCATGATGTGCTAGAAAATTCATTGTGAAACTTGATGTTGCTATAATTTGGAGTATCACCATAATAAGCCATATCTTCGGCCATTTGGCGCAATACCATATTTTCATTTTCAATGAACTCGGCATCTGATGCGCTTAACTGCTGGCATACTTCATAGCTAAGAGAGTTCATGTTAGCATCGTAGTTAGCAGCAGACCATGAACCATTGTATGTGTCTTCGACTCGCACAATTGCATCTCTTGTGATGTAGTAATGAGCAAAACCAAGTTCAGACCGGCCATTGTCATATCGTTCTTGAAGCCATTCGATATAGGCCTTTGCACTTTTTGAACCAGCATCATTATGTAAAACATAATATTTTGGTCGCTCAGTTGGTCGGGATCCTGAAATTCCATTAAAAATTGTATGGTTAATGATTTCTACCATCATTACTCTCCTTTCCACGCATCATTCATCTGTTTGACTGCTGACTCAACGAATGTATCCAAGTCCTTATCAGTCATGCTGATATTGTACTTATTGAGTTCAGCACGGATTTTCGTACGGGCTTGTTCCAGCTTTTCCTCGCCCTTGAAGCCTGTCTCTTGAGCTACTTGCTCCACAGCGTTGACCGCGTTCTTAGCAAGGATTTCAACAATTTTGATGGTCTTTTCACCACCTTTTTGAACCAGGTAGTCCTTGACTGCCTTAACTGCTATCCCTGCTAAAATAACAAGGATGCTGATTGCTCCGTTTAGTAAAATTTCGTTAATCTGTTGCATTTGTATTTTCCTCCGCGATTTCTAAATTTACAAATTTGTTAAACAGGGCATCGATGCGCCCATTCCCACCTAGTTTTTTGTAACTTGAGTGCATTTTGTGGATAATATCCGACTCGTGAACGCTTGTATAACCTCGCTTGAGAGCAACAGTAATATCACGCTCCAGCCGTAGATACATAGTAGCTAGATGTGCTTCATCATGCACAGCCAGCTTGTTGTTGATTTCAGTTATATTTCGCTTGTTCTCCTCGCCGATAGCGTGGATAGTGCTTAATTCCCCCTTCAGCTCCTTGAACTGTTCCTGGTTGAGATGACCAGCTTTACTGGCTCGCATGCCGAACCAACCAGTCGCAACAACTCCAATTGTGGGGGCTAACTGAGTAATCGCATGTATCATTTTCTCGATTATTTCAGACCATGACATAAAATCCTCCTTACTCAATGCGTGGCATGACCACAGTCAACACGCCTTGTTGTAGCATCTCGGTAAGAGCCTGGTCCTTGTATGTATAGCCCTCATTAGCCTGCATCTGGAACTTAAAGATAGTCTTGGTTCCACTTGGCCATTTTGGATTCGTATCAAACGGATAAGGCATGGCAATGATGTCTCCATTTGAGTAGCGTGTACTCGTTACAAGTGGCTTGATGAATGCCGCTACCTTGCTATAGGCATGGGTAGGCATACCTCCATTTTGAGATACTGCCAAGGCAATCAAGACCTCAGTGATAGCTGATACCGTGTCCAAGTTTTCCTTGTTCTCGGTTCCAGCTTGTTCTAATTTAGCAGTCATTTCTTTATTTTGCTTGAGCTGCTCATCTACTTTTTTAAATTTCTCATTTTCAGCACGCTGTGGAAAATTCTCCTGATAAAGAGCCTCGAGTGCCAACTCAAAGAGTTCAGTATTAGACAAGCTGATTTTGTCAGCTGGTAGCAAGATAGGTACGATAGCACCATCTGAATTAACAAGTGTGACCTTGGTTGCTGATGCAACACCACTTGCATCAAATTCTTGTGATTTTGAGCCATATTCTAGTTTCATATTTCCTCCTTAAATTTTGAATGATACGTTGTCAAAGTTGAGCCATGTTGCGTCAACGTTACCTTTTACAAGTATATTTCCGTTTGGATAGATACCCAAAACTGCGACTGTGTAACTATTGTTGAGAGCTGAGACATATAGAAATTGAGATGGCCTGAACCCGACCGGCAAAGTGCCTATCACTGTCCCATTAGCCGTTTTTCCTTTATTAGCTGAACCTCTCAAATAAACCACGCCATCAAACGACTTAGAATATTGTACATTGTTGTACTGTTGATGATGTTGCCATCCGTTTTGCAATGGCAGATTTTGCCAAGCAGAGTCTTGAGTGTATTTTTGGATGTCATCTTTGGTTGCAATCTCTCTCCATTGAGATGGACTCCATCTACTGTTATTGTTGTACGTTCTGAAAAAAAATCTATTTGAGGTTAATGCTGTGAAAAATTGGACGCCTTTCCAACTATCAAGCCAAAAATTTTGATACAGACCCCAGTCGCCGTTTCTCCCTGTTGGATTGTCATCGTATTTACCAGACCTCCACCCGAACTCCGTGCCTTGCTTATTCCAAACATCATTCCATTGAGCACTACCTCTACCTAGACCTCCATTATTATCAGTCAGCTGATATTGCTGTATAGGATTGTTGTCTGCGTAGATGCTGCCCTTTACATCAAGAGCGCCTTGCTCCCTGATTTTGTTGACACCCACGCCTGACCTATCGTACGAAAAGACCACGCTTTCAGTGGCCACATTGACCATAAACTCAGTCCGAGTGAATTTGTCCTCAAGGATACCAATGACAATCCATGATTGATTAGCTAGATAATTCCCTGAAAGATTAGCCCGTGAATTGACTAGACTTGAAATACTTGACCAGGCTCCAGTGGCTTGACCGTTATCAACCGCAAAGGCATCAGTCCCAAGCCGAGCAACCTTAAAGGTCAATGTCATTGTGTTCTTTTGACTTCCTGATACAATCAGAGGCGCTACTTTGGCGTTTCTAGTGACCGTCAATGTGCTAGAGGTTGAGCCTGTTCTTGCTATGCTAAAGCTGAGAGCAGGGGCAAAATACTCAAGAACGGTCGCGGATATCTCTCTAGCATCAGACCAACGCCCACGGCTATCTGATACGCTTGCCCTGATTTTGATTGTGCCGTTATAATTCATAATACCAAGACTGCCACCGTTTGAGCTTGTTGCTTGGTTTTTACCGACAATCTCAGCACGGTATCCTGTAATGGATGAGCCGTAAGAACCGACTGCACCATTGAAAGACACTTTGATATTAGAGATTACTTGGATGAACGTGTTACCGCTTGGGATGAGATTTTGAGCAGCACCATTCAAGTCTGACAATGAGACCCCTGTAAAAGTGGGCTTGACATTTGCTGGTACGCTTGCCGTGAATGTAGTGGACTGTGTGCCTGTCTTGGTAGAGCCTGAATAGGTATCGACAAAGATAGTACATGTACCTGTTGCAGAGTTCGGTATGTCGTTTGCAAAGTCCATAGGAATTGTCCAGCTAGTGGATGTGTCTACATTGCTTGCAATCGTTCCTGACTTGCCAGCCCAGGAATAGCGCACCGTGTGCTTAAAACTTGAACTCTGACGGTTAATGTTGATAGTTACTAAACTACCAATAACTCCAGCGCTCACGCTTACAGAGCTAGAGCGTGGTATCGTTGAGAGCGTAAATGAGTTTCTACTGATTGAAAGTGTTCCTGGTGACCATCCACCGCTTCCACTAAATGTAGCAGATAAACCAAACGATTTTTTACCATCGTTATCATGTCTGATTGTTACTGTCTTATCAATCAACATAATTGAGCTATTTTGACTCAACATAGATGGACGACCTGACCAGCTCAAAGTCTGACCGTCAACGGTTAAAGAGGCAGTACAGTCATAATCTGCAAATGTATGAGCACCGTTTGTCAAAGCAAGTCTTAGCCTTACTTGACTGCTATTGTCAGATATATTTTGGGATACTTGGTCTACCCACAGTCTGAGATAATAGCTCCTATCATTATTTGACCAAAATTCAGCCATTAGTTACCTCCTACATATCTAATCACGTTCATGTCTGGATTGATGTGATACTGTTCTTCTCTAAATCGTCCGATTTGAATAGTTTTTGAGAATATACCATTCTCAATATGGATAACGCCCTGACTGATGTACATAACCTCGACACCGGCGCTAAACATTGAAATACGACCATTAGGATTGAACATCATGCTAGAGCTACCGTCATTCTTACCAATCACAAGCCCCTCATTTGAGGAACTCATATAGGTATCGATGAAATTCCAGCGGTCAGATAATTCTCCTAAGTCTTTAGCGATATTAGAGACACGCTGACTAGCTGAAATCAAATCTTTCTCAGCTTGAACTCTAGCCGTTTCATTAGATTTAACAAAATCCTGATAGGCTTTAATCCAGTTATCAAGCGTGTCAGCGCTAGCCTTAGCCTCTAACTCAGCTTGAATAACTCCAGCCTTTTCATTGAGAGCGTTCAGCTGTTCTTGAGTTAGACCTTGGTCGGCTTTAGAATTAAGGCTATCCTCAATATCCTCAAGAGCTGGCATCCAATCAATAGGGACTGTCCCAGTATTGACTCTTAGATTTGAAATGATAACTGTTCCATCTGAACCGTTCTCAAAATTGAGATACAAGGCAATCTCTTCAATTAGGTCGCTTGTTCTGCCGTTTGAGTATGGTTTCCACTGCCAAGGTTGAGAATACGTGCCAGATTTAACAGATGTAGTATCTATGTGTTGTCTGCCTAAGACTTTATCATCAGTAGTAAAATCCCACTGTTCTTGCAAACCGTTTCTATATTTAATTACACGATTAACCCTAAAACCTTGAATAGTTTCAGAGGCTATATAGTCAAAAGTTAAATAAAGTGGTTGAATTGGTAGCCATTTATAGGTAGATTGAGCCAGTGAATAGATTTTACCTTGAGTTCCTATAGTTGCTCTAGCGGTTCCTAGTGCAAAGTTACGAGCGCCAACCCTCACATTATCAAAGAGAGCTGTCCACTTGTACAGTTCAGGATCCTGACTATCTGCCTCAGTGAAATCAGTTAGCGTACCTAAATAGCGCTTATTAGTGCTATCAGTTGTACTGAAACCATCTCGACCGTCAGCGGAGTTAGCCCAGGCTCGGTGAAAGTATGGAGTCCGACCATCTGCTCCAGGTTTACCTGGAATACCTTGTGGACCGTCTTTACCGTTTAAACCATCTGAGCCTCTCCACCTCGTCCAGCGATAGTCTGCAGGATTGACGCTGTCAGTTGAGTTAAAATCAACATAGACCCCTATATAGGGCTTATCAGCGTTAGTCTGGCTAAATCCACTACCTGAAATAGAGTCAGCGTAGGCAATGTGAGTGTACTGTGTACGGCCGTCAGCTCCTTTAAGTCCAGGAATACCTTGGTCACCTTTTGGACCTTGCAAACCTTGGAGTCCTTGTAGCCCACGTTCCCCACGGTCTCCCTTTTCGCCTTTTTCTCCTCGGTCTCCTTTAGGCCCAGAGTCACCTTTCGGACCTGTATCCCCTTTTTGACCTTGTAGCCCATCTGATGTGTTGATGAGAGTCAACTGCTCAGAGGCTACCTCTTTGTTATCCACCCATGCTGACACCGTCAAAACCATCTTTTGATCGATGTCAGAGCCTCGGACAATGTAACTAGGGCTTGTGGCTTTGATTACACCATCAACGACCCAACGCCATCCGCTGTTGATAACCTTATTCCCTCTCATGAGAGTAGGAGTCACAATGGTCTGACCTTGGCCATTTTTAAAGGCTATACCATTGTCTGTAGCTAGTTTGATAGTGTAGGGTTTTGACGCCTCAAAAAGTCGCTCGAATGCTGCTTGAATGCCATCCGATAACTTGTTTTCAAGTGCCTTAAAATTCGCAAAAGTAGTTTTGTTGCTTGCCGGATTTGTAAAGCTGATTTTCTGTTCGGTAACTCGTGCTTTTACAATTAAAGTTGGACTAAATCCATCATCGTAAATCTGGACCGTATCCCCGATTTCTACGTCCACAAAGCCATCTACTTCATAGGTGATGGCTGGGTAGCAATGCTGCTTTAATTTCAAGTAAGCAAGCCGTCTCAATTCATTTGGTTCATCTGTGTCAAAGTCGAAATCTCGTCTTGTCCACTGGTCCTCAGCTGTTGCTGAAGTGAAAGTTGAGGGATAGAGTTGCATGGACAACGGTGCATACAGTTGTTGTCCTCTTTGGTAAAACTCTAATTCTCCCCTCTCGTTTTTGATAGACCAATCTCCCAAGTCTTCAATGGTCAGAACCTCTTTTTCAGGCTCGGTTTCCTTCTCTTTTTTCTTAGGAGGTTTTATGATTCGTTTCTCAGTATTAGATGGTCCACCTTTCTTACTGGTAGTTACAGTCTGTTCAATAGAACCATCTGAACGAGTTGTTGTGGTTGTTGTAATCCGTGTCTTATCAGCTAGCTTTGTTATTTTTGTATGGACTATGGTTTTACTCTTAGTTCCATCTGAAGCAGTGCGAATGATAGTCTCAGTTGTCGAGCCATCCGAATTTTTGACTCTTTGGCTTGAAACGTGACGCTCCCCGCTGTCTTCAATCTCAACAGTTGGCATTTTACCAGTTGGCCGGATTGTATTGAAAACACCCGTCTTATCCACTTTCCGGATGATAGAGCTAATATTTTTACCATATTTTAAAACCACATCATTCCTGATACGACCAACTCCTTGGTGTGTATCGTCGTGTTCATGATATATATTTACAGTAAAGTTCTTAAGGGTGCTATCTGCTTTTAATTGCGTGTCAAATTCAATCTCAGCATTGAATTGTTTCGCAAGATTAAGCAAGCGAGCAAGTTTTGTTTCTTGTGTCGTCCACTCAATGATGCGTTGCTGGTCTGAAACCTCGTTAATTCCAATAGTGAGATGAGCATAGTTCAGTAAAGCCATCTCTTTGCAATATTCTGCAAAAGTCATTGTTCCCGTTGCTTTGTAAGGATTTGCTAACTCATTAATCAATTCAAGATTCAGATTCTCACAATAGCATTTGATTGTCTGCTCGTTCTCTTCCACCGACATCACATTAAAGAGATAGGTACGTCCATTGTGTCGGAACGATACCCAAGCACGTTCGTTTAGATGCTGGTAGGCCTTTGATGAAGCTGTGTCTGATTGCATTGCTTTCTTAAAGACTGTAAACTCAAAAGTTGAGGCCCCTGTTGGCATATCTCTTGACCATGTATCGTTATAATAATTAAGCGTGTTCTGCTTACTATTATCAACAAAAGCAACCTTTTGCAAGTTTGCATCGTGAATCGTTAAAAGCATTATAGCCACCTTTCTTCAAATTCAATTGTTACAGTAGGGTTTTTTTTGACCCAGCTTGAGCAATAGACCTCAAGTTGACTCTTTCCTGGAGGAATGCTCAAGAATTTTGAACCCTGGACAACATCTGCAGCCCTCTCAATACCATCCACCATGACGGAATCATTCTCGCTATCAAGGATGATATTTGACCCTATAGGATAGCGATTAGGAATGTCCCTTGAAGCCTGTACAAAATCTTTGCGATACAACAGCTCATCAAGATACAAGTAAGGGATAATTGCCTTTCCACGAAAAGCACCTATCGTCACATGGACCTTAGCTGATTTTTTACCTTCTATTTCAGGAACAATAAAATTATAGTATGAGCCGTTGTAGTAAACTTGAACTTTCTCATCATTCCTTTTGAGCTCAAACTGCCCTCTTGATAATGAAAAAGGATTTTTATTCCTGTCGCTTGAGGAATCAAAATCGAAACATTTTAAAAAGTTGAAATCGCCTTTGTTATCTGTTGCAAAGACATTAAATCCACAATATAGCCCTTTATAGCGCTTGTAAGTTTCAACACCATACAAAAACTGCCCATTAGTGTCAGATACAGTCACTTTAATAAACCCACATTGAGTAACTGAATCCAACTGATAAACCAGCTTGCAAAAAATGTAATCATCAAGCGAGCCTTTCTCTCCTGTAGAGTCAGCAGGAATCTCCCATGACAAGCCTGTTGAGTAGCTTTCATTGTATGTGCCGCTAGATTGCTCTCTTAGTTTGACACGCTTCTTGCCGTTTGCTGTGACTAGCTCGGATGTTCCGTTTAAATTCTCTGGGCTATTAGTCACTGAACCAATCTTGACCGCTCTAGCAAAGCCATCAACGATTTTGTCGCCTCTAAAGTCAAGCAAGACCTCAGACTGTTTAACTATCTCAGTATCGATCTCCTTAGGATCTCCAACCTCAAGAGCTCCGCTGGTGTTAACTAGACCGATATACCCATTCTCAGCATTATGTTTGACTTTAACGATTGGAAATGCGCTCTCTGTGCCATTATTTGTAAGATCAAACACCATCTTTCCTGCTTCGATAGTTGCGTTTTTGTCGTTATCAAATCGCTTATAGACTGAACTATGAGCCACACCATCAGGAATGATGAACTTAATAGACCCGTTTGAACGTCTCCCGCTTGCCTCCTGCATAGAGATATCATCAATTACCATGGCCAGATAATACTTGTCTGGCTCATCTGAAAAGGTCAACTCTTTAGGACTATCGACATTAAAAATACCCGCAAGCTTGTGCTTGAGGGTATTTCTGTCTTTGGACCAGATGGAGAAGTCAACCTTGATATATTTTGCATCAATGGTTTGTTGCTGGATATTCACGCCAATTCTTGGGGCATGGTCGATAGAGATAGAGCGATTATTCCCAATATCTCGTTGGATGTCATGGATTTCAATAAACTCTTGTAAATCTGTTTTATTAAAACTCATAGTCACTTCGCTCATTCAATCACCCCTTTCATTCTTAGTAGCATTTTCTCACGCTCTTTCTGAGTCTTAGTAACAACATCCGTAACTTTTGAGTTATCCAGATAAGCGTTTGTGTCCTTGTTAAGGATATCAGTAAGCAATTTTTCTAAACTTGCTCTCAGAATCGTCATCTCAGACACGATTTTATCTATATTTTGCCCATTTTGGACACTTGTAGATTGGATAGTAATACTACGTTGAGCTTGTTCGATTTCTTTAAGAAATTTAGCGTCACTCGGGATCCCGATACCAGAAGCATATTTAGGAACGCCCATCTCACGCATCAAACGTCTAGTTTTATCTGCTCGCAAGACCTTTGAACCTCTCGGAAGAGGAAGCAAGACATCTCTGCCTTGAGGAATAAAACTCTGACCATCTGGAAGAGTAACCATTTCCTTGTAGTTGCTATTTCTTTGATCATTGACAACGGCAAGACCACCAGGGTGATAGTTGGTACCGTGGGCATGCTTGCTCGCAAAGATATTCGTAAAGAAATTACCAGTTACGCTATCAATCCAACTCCTAATGCCTGAAAGAACTCCAGACGCATTATCTCGTGCACTGATTGTAACCGTTTTGTCCTGAATACTATTAACACCACTTTGTACTTCATTTACAGTTCCTTGCGTGCTATTCTTAGCAAGAATATCTACTGGATTATATTGTTTAATGGCATTAATAGCACTGCTTGTCTCATCTCGTACACCACCAGTCTGGTCAGTCGCGAACAAATTGATAGGTGCTATTTGTTTCGGAGAGTTTACACTTGCTTGAGCACTTCCAACAGCAGCACTTGTATTATCTACTGCATTTAAAGATTTAGTCTCGGCAGATGCAAAATTCCAAGCTGTAATCTTATCGATAGATAACTGGCCATTGTTCAAAACATTCGTAGGATCGGCCTTCAAATCTTTTGTAAATGGAGTCGTGGCATTCCAGGTTGTCAAAGTATCAGTTGAGCGAGCGACTGCTTTTCGGACGCTTTCATCATTAGCCAGTAACTCCTTCTGTTTTGGTTTCAGAGCTTCATAGTTAGACAGAGCTTTTGAGGCTTCCTCCGCCTTATTCATGATGTCTGTATTCTTCATGAGAAGTTCTTTGATTTCCGCCGGCATACTGTTCCATGTTTTAAGATGAGTTTCACTATCAAAGATAGCTTGTAGCCCAGCTTGGTTCTTGACAATCACTTGTTTCTCTTCGAGAGTCATGTCTTTCCATTTCCCGGATTCGACAAGAGCCTCAGCAATTGTAGCACGGGCATTTGAGTTGATTTCCGCAGTCTTAGCAATAAACTGCAATTGTTCCCAACCTTCAGCAGATTTAGCAGCCTCTCCGATGACTTCCTTAACGTTAGACTTGACTTGGAAATTCCCATTCTTATCAATGTTGCCGACAAGCAATGACCAGGCATCGTTAGCCTCTTTCACTTCCTTGTTCATCTCACTAGTATAGTTAGCAAGAATGCTGTGTGAATTACCTACCTTTTGAGAAGCTACCGCAGCTTTCTTCCCAATTTCTTCGTAGGACAGACCGTATTCTTCCAGAACCTTCTTGGCTTCTTCCCAATAGTTCCAACTTTGACCAGTTCGAGCTTTTACCTTAGCATCGAGATTTTGCATGACCTGATAGTACTTACTTCCTAAAGCTTCCATGGTTTGATGGTGTTTAGATTCTAGTTCTTGAATTTTTTTATTGTAAGTTTCTTGATCAATTGCTTTCCCATCGAGCAACTCTTTCCACTCGCTCTTTGAGTTCTCGTAGAGTTTCTTTTCCTCATCTAGCGCTTGTTTCAAAACATCTCTAGTATGTTTTAACTGTGTTTCGTTGAGTGAGCTGATTTTACCATTTAAGGCTTGTTGTGCTGCCGTCTGTTGTTCTTCCGACAAACTCATCATCGAGAGTTTCGCCTTAATCATCTCATTCTGATTGTTCAGGATGATTTCTTTCTCCTCTTGAGAGAACTTGCTTGCATCGCCATTATGTCGCTGATAAATCTCATTGATTTGATTCATCATAGCCTCAGTATTAGATACCATCTGGCCATTTCTTTCCTTGGCTTTTGCAATATCTTCTTCACTCAGGCCCCACTTAGCGCCCAACTCTTCTATCCGTTTGTTGCTTTTATCCGCAGCAGCAGCAATCTCTTCATAGAGTTTTTTAAAAGCTCCAGATACCTTATCAGCATCTCCGGCATGAGTCCCAAAGTTTGCGACAGCAGTACTGGTTTCATCAACTGTCTTTTGAAAACTTCGCAATTCTCCTCTAGCAGTATCGCTTAGCTGAGAGCCAAACTCTTCAGTCTTGATACGAGCCTTATCTTTCTCGTTGCCAAAATGAACAGCAGCAGCTGTCGCAATGGCAAGACCAGCGACTGTCAATCCTAAAGGATTTGAGAGGGCACTCATTGCAGTTGTCAAGAGACCAGTAGATGTCGAAGCTGATGCTGTTGCATTCCCAAGCGCTACAGCTCCACCAGATGCCAATTTAAAGGCAGATGATAGATTCCCGGTTGTTCTAAAGGCTTGGAAAGTCTTATACATTAAATTCATGCCACCGACCGCTTTACCAGTCCCTTTGGTAAGCCAACCGAGTGCTTTTGTCAAGCCTCCTACGATTCCAATACCTTTTCCAAAAAGTGTTAACGCTGGACCAGCTCCTGCGGTTAACGCTGCCCATTTTAGAACATTTCTTTGCTCCTCTTCAGACATGGAGCTGAAATGCTTAGCCATTGTGGCCAGCGTGTCAATCCAAGGTTTACCAGCCTTTAGACCGTCACGGAGAGCCTTCAAAAGAGGTCCGCCAAATTCAATAGCCAAGTCGGTTACCTGGTTCTTAAACATCTTCAATTGTGATTCTGTGGTCTCATATCGTTTATTGGCTTCATTGGTCAGAGCAGTATTCTCTTTCCAGGCCTTATTTGAACGATCAACAGCATCGCCCATTTTATCAGATGCTAGAGCTAAGGATTTCAACATATTACTTTGTCGGATACCCGTCATTCCAAGTTGCGACAAAATAGAGTTCATGTTCACGCCTTTTTCTTGTGCGTCCTTGAGCCCTTTGATAAATGATTGCAAAGCAACGACCGGTTTCTCTTTCCAAGCCTGTTGAAATTCCTCTGAGGTCATTCCAGCAGTTTTGGCGATAAGATTCAAGTCATCCGCTGCGCCCTTACCAGTCAATGAAACAGCATTACCAATAGCCGTCAAAGTCTGAGTCATAGCTGTACCACCAGCCTCAGCCTCAATACCAACCGAACTCATTGCAGTAGCAAGACCAAGGATGTCTGGAGCAGTTAAACCAGCCAGCTTACCACCTGCTGCTAACCTGTTGGTCATCTCAACGATATCACGCTCAGTTGTCGCGAAGTTGTTCCCCAAATCGACCACTGACGCACCAAATCGACCATATTCGTCCGATGTTAGACCGAGGATATTTGCAATCTTGGCAATGGCTGTCGCAGCTTCTTCAGCGCTCAAGTTAGTTGATTCTCCCATGTCAATCATGGTTCGAGAGAAGGTAAGGATATCCTCTGCTTTGATACCTAACTGACCAGCCACTTCAGCGACATTTGCGATTTCCACCGCACTAGCTGGCAATTCTTTAGCCATCTGACGAATGCCATCAGATAGGTTTTTGTAGGATACGGTTGCAGTCTCATCTACTGTCTTCTTCACACCTGCAAAAGCAGATTCATAGTCAACAGCTGCTTTCGTGACCATACCAACACTAGCAACTAAAGGAAGAGTCAAACCAGTAGTTAGTTTTCCTCCTAGACTTGAAACACTATCACCAAAATTCTTGATTTTATCGCCACTTTTGATAAGTCCGTCACCAAATTTATTGATACGGTTCGCAAAGCTATTTTCTTTACCAACAGCAACCAAAGCTTCTTTAACACGATGAAGTTGCCCTTCCATTGCTGCCAACTTAGCATTCTCACGTTCAATCTCAGCAGCAGCCTTGTCGAACTTAGCTGTACCAGGTTCGAGAGTATCAAAACTTTTCTTCATCTGGTCCAAGACTTTTCTTTGCGCTTCAATCGCTTGGCCGAGTGTCTTGTACTTAGCTTGAAGCAAGTCTGTGTTTTTTCCATTGTTTTTAAGGGAGCTGTCTAGCGCCTTTACATTGCTTTGAAAGTATTTAACCGCATTCTTAGCACCATTTAGAGTAGGATTGAACTTCGACACGTCCAGCCCTAGCTCAATATACATTTGACCTAACGGCGTTCCACCTGCCATTTAAATCCTCCTTTTTAAATCATTTCTAGAAAGTCAGCAAGATCCATGACTTCCTCAGCTTTAGCAGATTCAGTTTCACCAAGAACGCCCATCAGGTCCTCCCAGCTCGTATCCATGACATCACGGATACTCATGCCATAAGGTCCTTCAGTAGCTTGTTTGACAAAACCATAAAACCGTTTCAGTGCTTCACTTGGCTTTATTTTTTCTCCTTTGGGTCAACATCACCCACCAAATGAGAGTAAATGTCTGCAAATACCGCAAAAATATCTGCCATATCTGTGTATTTCAAAAGTTCTTCCACTTCCAAATCTTCAAATAATGAGGCAATGAATTCCAATTGCTTATCTAGCTTTTCAACTTCGGACAAGTCAGAAGATAGTGCTTCATTGAGAATCAGGTAGTCACGATAGTCCTTAGTAGTAATTTCCTTACTTGTCTTTTGAACATCTTGACTTTTCTCATTTTTAATTAAAAATTTAACCTTAGCCATATACTTTCCTTTCTAGAAAAAAAGATAAAAAGAGAGCTTGCGCCCTCTTCCTACCCTGCAGCAACCATTTTAAGTTGCCCTTTGAATTTTTTGAGCTTAGCATCATCTTTACCAATGTATTTCACATAGTAAAGACCATTTGTTTCAGTGTCATCACTTGCAATAGCAACGAAACTCAAGCTGTCATCTGGAAGTTCTTCTTGCTTATCTTTAAGCGTTTCAAGTTCTTCAGCGTCCATTGAGAATTGTCCTTTGAAAAAACCGACTTGTGCCTGAGTCCCATTTGCAGTCTGAGACTCAAGCATAACAGCGCAGTATGGAGCAACTGTATCAGCACCAATACCAATAATTTCATCTTTGACTTGATGTCCTAGGATTTTAGCGATTACTGTTGAAGGAATATCAACCGCAGTCAGTTCCATCTTCACATCGCCAACACCACGGTTTGATACGTGGTAAGCGACATCACTACCATATGTTTTTACTGGATCACTTGCAAGACCTGAAATTTTAGCGGTACGAGTCGCACCTTTACCGGTTTGACCTTCAATTACAAAAAGGTTTTCTCCAAGTGTCGGATTAGCATTCCCATCCAACACACGAATTGTCATACGTTTAAAACCAACTAATGCCATTTATAGCACCTCTCTCTTTAATTTAGTATTCTTCATATAGAGTACTCTGACCCTTGTAGGTTCGAGCATCTACATAGCGTTTGATTTCTGGAATCCATTCATCCAAACCACCAGCGGTTTGATAAAATCCCTGGTCTTCCATAATCTTTTCAATTTTTCTTTGGAGTTCTTTGCACTCCATATAATTTTTAGACTCTACATTGACCTGATAGAGGAATGTCTTAGCCAGGCTCGTATTACTACCATGAGCCATCTGCATCGGCGGACCAACAGGTCTAATGACGATACTTGTCTCATTGCTTGGTAGCGAGTCCGGACGATTAAAAGATTTGATACTGATTCCAGCTAAAGTCTCATCTTTTTTCAAAGCCTCATAGAGTTCATTGAATTTATCTTTGACCATCTAAAACCCCTCCGTCTTCAAATGACTAGCGATTCTGTATTTATATGTTTTGGCATGAGCTTCTGAAAACCGTCTGATGACACCGAATCCCCTTGTATGTGGATTTTTGCTATATCCAAACTCATTCAAGTGAACCAAGCGCCAACGAGAGCCTTCACCAAAACCGATTTTCACAACTGGGACGCCAGTAGCAAGACCCGTCACACGTCCAGCAGTAGCACTTTCAACGGTTTCTCCAGTATCTTTGTAGACCTGTAGAGCACCTTTGAACTCTTCTAAGGTTTCATTTGCGACTGTCTTCAAGGCTTGACTCGTAGCACGTTTAACCTTAGTATCGCCAAGATGAACTTCAAGATTTCTAAGAACATCGTCAAAGCCTCTTAATTCTGCTCCACTAGACATCTTGACCACCACCAATAACGACTATCAAAAAATCCCGATTATCAAAATCAGGACGAACATCGATAATTTGCCATTTTTCATCACTGAGACGGTTGTCGCCAACTTCGACAAAATGCTCATTCTTCGGCTGATAATCAGACAAAGGATCTCGGATTTTCAAAGTCATCTTAGCTTGCATAGACTTACCAGTTGCAATCTCTATGTCTTTAAAGCTAGGGGAGTAAACTTGCCCCATCGTAAAAAAAGCCTTCTCATGAGACACATCACGACCATGAAGCCCCTCCTCGACTTTAGAAGTATAGAAAGTTAAGGGGGTTCTCAGGTCTCCGTTTTGAGCCTCTGGCTTTTTGTAACGATAGCTAGGGCGATTAGTATGATGAAACATCAGACATTGTTACTTCTGGTTGTTTTTCTTCCCATTCAGCAAAGCTAGGCAAAGCTTCATTGATTTCATCGAAACGCTCTTTGGTCGCTTTAAATTCTTGACCAACAGAACGAAAGACCCCTTCTTTGAGGTCGTAAAAGCCTTTTAAAACCTTAATCATGTTTTTCCTCCAATTTGTAATTTTCTAGTGATAATGCCATCAAATCCCCTTGAAAGTTCCCGTAGAAAAATTCAACTTGATCATTGTAGACATATCGAGCACGTTCTAAAATAAGCTCTCTCACTCGTGGATTGGCAGAGTCATTACTACCGACCAGACTGAGGATGGCTGACTCAGAACTTTCCAACATTTTGGAGAGGTTTGCATCCTCTCCGTCGTGAAAAATCCTCATTCTCCCCTTAAACTCATCAAGGAGAAAATGAAGTTCTACTTCGGCAGTCATGACTCAACTCCTAAATTAAGCTTCAGGGAATTTTAAAGTCCAAACAGCAGCAGTCTTTTCATCGTGAGCCTTACCGTAAGCGAATTGTTTAGCAGTGTAGAGATTCAAGTCTTCTAAAGCGTATGTTTCGGTAAAGCGACCGAATTCAATACCACCACCCACGAAAGCATCGTAACGACCTTTGACAAATGTAGTGACTTTACCTGTAGTTTGTGCCACAGATTCAACTAAGATCAGGTTGTAAGGCATTGCAGTGACATAAACACCCTGAGCATTCAAAGAAGTGTATTGCTTCTTCACATCCCAAGCATCGGCTGGGTTAACAACCATCACGAGGTTTCCTTCCACTGCAACTGGAGTTTTTCCGTCCGCTTTAACAGAGTGGTGTTTGTAAACCTTTGTCAATTCTTTGACTACAGTAGCAGAGTCGGCAAAAGTCAAGTTAGTTGTTTCAGCAGTTTTTTCAGCATAAGTTGTCTTATCGCTTGCAACGGTCCCTGTAAGAGTACGAGAGAGTCCGATAGGTTTATTGTCTCCGTCACCATTCAAGTAGGCAGCTTCCAACGCAGCTGCAAATGCCTCGGTAATCTGGGTAGAAACAAATTTTTGCAACCAAGCAGGCCCGAAATTTTCAGAGTCTTTTGGAATTACAACAAAAGCAGTCAATTTGTGTTGAATTGCTTCTTCATCGCTGAATTCTTGTTTAAGTTGTCCTTCGATTTCGGCATTGATTTTACCCCAAACAGCTTGACCAGTTTGAGTTGATTTAAGGAATTTCAAACGGATTCCCGCATTTTTTAGGCCGATATGTTGAAGGAGTGGACGTGCCATAACCATATCTTCAAAGATACGGTCGATTGTTTCTTGAGGGAAGAGTTTTTCAACCCCTTTAGGTGCAGTTTTTTCAATGTTATTGAAGAACTCACGAGCTTCAGCAGTCAACTTGGCATCGTATGGATTCAAGGCAGAAACTTCTTCACGGGCAGCATCACGAGCTTGAGCCATCATTTCATTGCTCATAGACTCAAGCATTTCGTTGTATAGCTTCGCTTGTTCTTCTTGAGGTGCACCATTTGCAACGGCATCCATAAATGCCTGACGTTGTTTTTCAAATTGATTAGATAATGTCATTGTCATTCTGTTTTTTCCTTTCTTAAAACATAAAAAGACCGAACCCTTTAGGAACAGCCTTGTCTGTGTTATTTTCTAGGCTTTCTGGAAGATTGAATCTCTTCTGTAGAAATTCACTATTTTCGAACGCCTCTTTGTCGATTTGTACATCTGGCAGTTTAGCTTCTAGCTTTTCAGCTACCAGTTCAGCAATTTTATCAATATCCGGTGTCATTGCTGACCTCATTTTCTCGATAAAATCACTTGGGATCATAGGAGTTTCACTCGCGACCAAAGTCGGAGCGACATCATTTGTAAACATAATCTTGTCTACAAACCCATGATTCAAAGCTGATTCAGCATCAAACCATGTAGTCTTGTTCATCAAATCAAGCAAGTCATCAAGAGCCTTGCCAGTCTTATGAACATAGGCACTAGCAATAGATTTGTTAAACCCTTCTAGAACACCAGCCTCGTGAAGCAAGGCATTATGGTCTCCATTTACTTGCGTTGAAACATTGTGGATCATGATTTGGGCAGTCGGACTGATTTCAACCGTATCTCCTGCCATTGCAATCACGCTTGCTGCGCTTGCTGCAATACCGACAATTTTCACGGTCACATCACCTGGATATGAGCGTAGAGCAGTATAGATTTCACTACCAGCATAAACATCTCCACCCCCTGAATTGATATGAACCTCAATCGGTTCACCGCTTTCAGGAAGAACGATATCTTTTGGAGCAGTAGCTTCCAACTCAAACCAGTCATAAATCCAGCGATCATCGTTAGAAATAATCGTACCCTTAATCTGAATTACTTTCATCTTCTTTCTCACCTCCTTTCTCTAACTGTTCACCAAGTTGATAGTTTTTGGTGATGAGGAATTTATCGCCACCAGGGACAGATTCTAAGCCAAGTTCAGAGCGCACCTCGTTTCGAGTCATCGCCCCAGAAGAAATAAGCTTATCAATGTTTTCAGCAAATGCAAACTTGTCTCTCTGACCTTCGCCAATAATTACAAATAAATTATTGTGCTCGTATTTCCATCTTGACACTAAGGCGAAATTAAGCCCATCACTCATTTTCTTAACAAGTGATTGATAGCAATAACTATTAAACATTTTTTGGCTATTTTCCAGATTGGCCATATCGCCATGGATTAAAGCAGTTGGAATCCCTAAGACGTCAGCGACCTCATCATCAAATTGCCGACGAAGTTTCTTCAACTCATCAACAGAAATATTTGAAGTCCCTGTTGTATTCGTATGCTCAGAATATTCCATTCCATCTTGAGCTGGGACAATGGCAATCGTCTTAGTGCTAAATGATTTAAAAAGACCATCAGCATATGATTGGAGTTTATCACGCATCTGCTTATCAAAACTCCCATTGTTTTTGGTTTTCAGAGTTCCTCTGATTTGATTATTCCTAGCCAAGGCCTCGACCAAACGAGTGTGCAACTTCTCGTAATCAGCAAATAAGTCAGAAATATAATCTTGCAGTCGATTATTGTTGTACTGTAAGAAAATCACTTCACTCATCCGAAAACGCTTCTCAAAGGTGAATCCTCTACAAGTTACAAACTCAAACACATCATCATAAACAGCATATTTAGTCCGTGTATAAGAGTCAGCAACAAGCAACTGGTCATCAGTTGTAAGAAAGATTAGGACCTCATTCTTAGTGATCAACCTATAGACGACCTTTTGCCAAAAGTCTGACGCAGATTCATTTTTGTTTGGCCTTACATTCAGCAAGTAATCCCAATCAGAAGACTTAGCCTTGCCATTTTCTTGATACTTAAATGCTGACTTAGCGAAAATTCGAGCGATGAACTCAGCTGACTTATCAATCGCTAAGCTTTTAAGTTGGAGATTTCCAAACATCCGCTCAAGATCCTCGAACTCAAAGCCAACCTCTGGTACTTCACGCTTAAATAAATTCAATAACCCCAATGCACTTCCTCCTTTCTTTTAGTTTCTGCCGACCACCCGCCCAAAATTTATGCTTAAATTAAAAATCCCAGCTATCGAGCATATCAAGGAACTCCCCAACATTCGACTCTTGCACCAGCTCCCTCTTGTACAGAGCAGCTATCAAAGCATGGAACCCATCTGTCTTTCTTCTGACAGGCTCTTTCTTCAAGAAACGCTTATTGCCATCCCTGTCCTCTTTGACGTAGGTATTATCTGTATACCAGATCATAGAGTTGTCATTTTCAAAGATAAACCGCTCATTCGCAAATCCATCTTCGATGATTGGTGCAACCTTAGACTGGATTGCCCCAGGATTTCTCAAGAACTCATATTCAAAACCAGCCTCTTCCAAAAGAGGTTTCAACAAGTCCATTCTAAAACCATCGGCACATACAAGCTCAATCTGATAAAAATTTCTCCATTCTTCCAGCTTGGCTATCAAAAGTCTAGGATCAATACTCGGACCATCAACGATTGTAAACAAGCCTTTGTCTGCCCATTCTTCAATAGGGGCTTTTAGTTTGAAAGCTTTCAAAAACGCTTTGCGAGCAAATGAATGTTGCTTCCAGATAAATTCATCCCCATTCTTAAATAGCAATCCCACACTCGCAAAGTCTCGAATACTAGCATAGTCAAAACCTGCAACACATGAGCGCCCCTTTAAGTCGATACCAGGAGACCGTAGACAAGCTAGTAACTTATCCCGAGAGGTGACATCTTTCTCAAGGTCAGCTTCAGGAAGATTCATCCGTTTTGTCATGAACTCCTGACGGCCAGACGGTTCCAACTCAAGATCATCATAATCAGCCTTGGTTCTTGCAAGCAACCTTTTAGCGTAAGGAGTGCTTTCATCCAACATCGGATTAGCTTTCGGCCAGTTCTTCATGTCATCCACCTCATCCGCATTGTCTAGCTTGCAGATGAAAGGAAAGAGCCTGAAATCATCAACCTCTCCATTCAAGATTTGCATAGACTTCTCTATCAGTTTGTCATAAAATCCCTCACGCACATACCCATTCGTCCCGTTATAGAAAGTCCGAGCATGAGCGATTTTACCAAGACCAGACCTTTGAACCTTAACAGCCTTATCATCTTCAAACTGGTGAATCTCGTCAAACTCAAGACAACCATCACGAGCAGAGTCCATCGTTTTCGGATTATTCGTCCGAAAAGAAAAGACCGAGTTGTTCGCTCGACCTGTAATAGACATTTTAGTTAGATAGAAATGGTCCTCAAGACCTCGCCTTTGAATAGTCTCATAGACCTCCTCAAACGAAACCTTACCTTGTTTCTCAGAGTTAGCAGTGATAGTCACGTCATAATCTCTGATAGGGTAGATGGGACTGATAAAGAACGAGGATCTAGCAGACATGAAACCATTCTTACCACCTCCACGAGAAAGAGTGTATAGATACTCATCAAAGTGTGGCTCCCCGTCCTCTTTCCTAAAAAGAAAAATAAACGGAATTAAGAAAAGCTGGTACTTCGCCAAAGGGAAAAAATTCTTTTCCGCAAAACGAATGAACTTGTCAATTAAGTCATTATCAAAATATAGATCATCACGAGGATAGATTTTCTCCTTGATGATTTTAAACAACAACTTTCTTTCCTTGTTGACGACAATTTCTCCACTCTCGGCCATTTTGATGTAGTCATCAACCAGCGGATGAGAAATCATAACAGATCACTTCCAGACATCGGTTTCTCAACAGGCGAGTTTTCCACCTCAAAATCAAACGATCGCTCAATAGCCAAAAGCTGATTGCTTGTTGTGTTGATTTCCTTGATGAGAGAATTCGCTTTTTGGAATCTTTGCTGCCCATTATGAACAGTGATGACCAATCCGTCTTCATGAAGTTTAGCTTTCAGCTCATAGAGAAGTTTGACAAGATAGATATAGCGATTGACTTTTTCATACTGAACCGCATCCTTTTTTCTAGGACTAAAATAGCCGATTTTAGAAAGTAGCTGATTTTCTAATTCTTTTATATTTTTTTCCGAGTATTCTTCCATTACCCCCCACCCCCTTTTATTTTTTGTTAAAAATTTGGACAGTTGACCCCTCCCACCGGTTCCCAAAACCTTAAAAACACTGGATTTTTTTGACCGGGGGGTGTTATTATCCCCAAAATTCATCTGTTCTGAAATTTTTCTCAACCATTTTTTTAGATTTTCGAAATTGGAAGCGATTGTGACGTTTGTTATGACATTCTTTGCATAAAGTTCGTAGATTATCAAGTTCAAGAGCGAACTCAGGATAGAACTCTAGCTCCTTGATATGATCAACTTCTAAGTTCTCTCCTGTGACTTTGCCTTCATCTTTGCACCAAACACATTCGTTATGATCACGTTCGAGTGCAAGTTTACGAAGTTCTCTCCATTCGCTGGAATTATAAAACTCTGTTCGGTCTGCTCTAGTTGCAACTTCTATTTTCAAAAGATTACCCTCTTGATTTCTAAAATAGTTTTAGCAAAATCGTCAGAACTAATTAAGGTTTGCTTAGCTACTTTTTGGAATCGCATAATTGATTCTTTAGTTTGAGAGTCAAGAAAGTATTCTCTGTTATCTCTACCTCGTATCTTGTAAATCAATTCTCGTATTAAACCTAACATACTTTTGTAAACCTCTCTAATTTCACTCTCTCAATTCCTTGTTTTACATATTCTAATGAATTCGCTACATGAGTTTTAACTCAGATTTATCAAGCGTTTATCCTGCATACATGAAATGAAATCATCATAACCTCAAAACAATGAATTGATAGTAAAATAAAAAAATTAAAAGCCCTGAAACTTCGTCATGGCTCTGTCTTGTGAATCTTGGTTTTTGCCTATGTATCTCAGTGAAATACTCTGGCTTGAGTGGTTCAGTAGGTCCATTATTAAGGCCACATCCTTGGTTTGTTCGTACATAAATAAACCAAAGGTCTTTCTCATCGAGTGAGTAGCTATGTTTTCAAGACCAACTTCTTCAGCAGCTCTCTTTATGATCTTGTAAGCTGTGTTTGGTTTTATGTGTTGGTGCTTTCCGTTTCGGCTCGGAAAGAGAAAGTCCTCATCTTTCTTGTCTTTGATGTATTGCCTCATAGCATTCTTGAATTTCTTTGGCATCTTTCGCTTAGTCGGCTTGTCTGTCTTTTCATCTACGATCTGAACATGCCAACCTTTAACATGCTTTACTTTCAATTTAACGATATCACCAATACGAAATCCCAAATTAACACCAGAAAGGAAGAGCATGAGGTTACGTTGTCTATCTGACTCTTTGACTGCACTATGCAACGTCAGCCATTCAATCATAAGCTGAACATCATCTCTATTTCTGATTGGCTCAACAACTACCACATATCCTCACCTCCTTTTTAATGCACAAAAAAAGCAGAGGTTTCCTCTCTGCTATTTCTCATGATACTAATTTACCACATTAAAATTATCATTTGCTATCATTCTTATCATACATTTTAGATAATTTTAGTAACGCTTTATGTTTTGCTCGCTGGATGGTTGCAGGGCTACAATTTAGTTTGATTTGAACCTCTTTCCAAGACAATCCGTCAATATACAATAATCGCATCACAATGTTTTCCACTGGATCATCGAGCGACTCAATCGCTTGAACGAGTTCGTCACGTTCGTGGTACATTTGTTTGATTTCTTCATATAGCTGATCTGACTTGTCAATGATCAACACATTCAATTCTTCAGTTTGATTCTTGTTGCTTTTTGATTTCGGCATGCTATCGAACTGCTGCCCTCGTAAAATACCTGACTTCAAACTGATGATTTCCTGGTGCTTTGACTTCGCTTTGATATCAATATAAGGCAGAGCCTTCAATCTTTTTTTGATGTCTATTGCCAAACCTTACCTCCTGATGTATTTTTACGCAATTGATAATATTTTACTCATGATTAGTGATCACGCTGCCTGCGCCATTGACAGTAACCCAACCATGCTTTTCTCTGGCTTCCGCTTCCTTCATGCGGATAAGGTTATCTGTGATTGAGTCTGACTTCGCTTTGTTTGATTTAGCTTCACCTTCTGCTTTGATGATACCGGCATCCGCTTCAGCTTGAGCTTGAACTTTCTTGGTGTCAGCTTCAACCTTAGCTTTTTCTTGTTCTTGTTTAGCTGTATCAATTTCCTTTTGTTTGACTGACTCATTCTTAATCGCAGCTTCAATCTCATCACCTGCATCTTGATCAGTTATCGTAAAGGAAACGAACTCCAAATCATAAGACTCAAATTTCTCTTTTAATGCTTTATCAATAGCCTCATAGACTTCTGTCCTCTTATTTCCAAGAATATCGTAGATATCATAATTACCTGTAACAGACTCAATCGCTCGCTGTACTGCTGGAGATACTACACTATCATTGACATTTTCCAAAGTCGTATAATTTGAGAAAACTGTCATAGCTTTCTCCTTATTTACTCGATACTTTACATCAATGTTAGTATTCAGCCATTGCCCATCTTTTGTCTGAGTTGTAATTTTCTCCATCGTCTTTGTTTGAACTGATGTCGATAGAGTATACACCGTGTCAATGAAAGGCATTTTCAGATGATAGCCTGTTTGCAGGGTGCTTTCTTGCACTCCTCCAATTGCACTAACCTTTACACCGACTGTGTTGGCTGGGATGCGCTTCACAGCAGTCACCCGAAAAATCCCTAACGAGGCAATAGCTGCAATTGTAATTATGCCACCTTTTGCAAGTTTTGTAATTTTAGTTCTTCCTGTTTCGTGATCGTATTGTGTAAACATTGTTTTTACTCCTTTTTTTAAATAATTTTTCCTTCAAAGACTAAAGTAATTGTTCCTGTACCATCTCTGTGCTTTGATACCAAAGCACGACAATCTGACCCAAACTCAACTCCTTCGATTGTGATGCTATGCTTCACGTTATCAACGTTTATGATAGAATCATTTGATGTTTTTATTCTCATGTTCCATCTCCTCGTTGAATTTCCAAGCTTCATACATTATCAAATCCAATTCATTTTCATGAATATTTCCTATGACTTGACATTTCTCCCAAAAGAATTCTTCGAAAGGTGAGTAAGTTGCAGGTGATACATTGAGATATGATAAATAGAATCCAACCTCTGTGACCTCTGTATCAGCATCTTCAAAATAGGTATATTCCCCGAAAGATACAATACTTGCATGAGCATTTGTAATTAAAATATCTCCTTCAAATATCTCATTTCCTGCTTTATCTTTAATACCTGTTGATAGCATTAGATATTCATCATCAATCGACCATCCTTTTAAATTGTTGCAGGTAAGCTTTTTGCTATCATTCGCATAGACATTTCCATTCCAGATAATTAATTCGTCATTAGCAAACATCTTTTGTCCGTGCTTATCCCACGCTCTAAATTTCGGAATCATCTTGCACCTCCATCTCCTTCAAAAGCTCCTTATTTTCATAGACGTTGCCGATGATTTTGTAGTATTGTAAAAATTCCTTTGTGATGTCAATCCGATAGGTACGACTTAGACCATCACCGTACCAGCGGCCTTTGTCTTTGTCGTATTTGACAATAAAGGTATATTCTGTCTGTATCTGATGATGTAAGACATCACCTTCAAAAACTTCGGTATCATGCTAAATCCTCCAAACTAACAGTTATAGCCTTTTTATCTTCTTTACAGATAAAAATAAGTGTTTCGCCTTTTTTCAAGTTTTTTAAATCCTTTTTTGTGAGTTTCACTTTATGGACTTCGTAGCTTTTGCCATCTATTTCAAGCATCAGGTAAATCCTCCTTAGATAAACAAACTAGCCAACCAAATCAAAAATGCACATGTAATGATTTTCGAAATACTGCTCTTCACAGCATACGAATAATCATACTCAGATTCTTTTTTGCTAGATAATACAGGCCAGATGAAAGATAGTAGTGCATCCATTCCTAATGCTTGCCAGACTGTAATGTTACCAACTGGGACAATCGTTGTGATGATTTCATTCCAACCATACTGAATCACAAATGGCGATACAACGATTACAAATACAGCACCTAAAACAATACCTAGTTTTTTCATTTTACAAATCCTCCTCTTTCACGAAAGTTCCGTCAATCCAACGACCCTTGCGGTCTTTGATTTCTTGGTAAGCCAGTTCAAAACATTCATCAAAATCATATCCAAGCGTATTGCTGATTGATTTCAGATAACCGATCGAGCGTACTAGATTATGTCTGCACAATACCTTACTAGCAAATCCTTGTGAGAGTTGAAACTTACTAATATTTGCATTAAGTGAGATGAAGCTTTCCATTGCATCTTTTCTCTTGATATTATCAGATTCTTTGAAAATCTGATTCACATCTTCCTTGATGAGCAAGGCTAAACCGACAATCACGACTGCACAATCTCCGATACTATCCTTGGTCAGCTTCTCATTCTTCTTGAGATAGCCAGCGCATAACTCACCGAACTCCTCGCTCAGCTTGAGTGACTGCTTGTCTAACCGTCCACCGTTTTCTAAATCACGGTCTATAAACCATTGTTTTACATTTTGTAGTGTGTTCATGATAACTCCTATAATTTTTCCAGCTCGAAATACTCTGTCAGCTCATTTTTCAATTCTTCCAGAGTTTCACATCGTCCAATCAAATCCGACACATCTAGCATTGTATCCTCTTTATTCAGCGTGTTCTCTGCTACTGCATCAGCTACCCATTTTGGATGTGTTCCAGCGTAAGAGAATTGATCTTGAGGTAATAGCTCAAGCAATGCTTCATATCGCTCTTCAAGAGCAATTAGCGCACCAAATGCATCAATGTAGTCAGTATCTGCTTTCTTTCTTTCAAAGACCTCTGGCTGATTCTGTTTTACGATTTCCGCATAAATAGCAGACCATTCTTTTTCTGAAAAACGTGATTTCTCAACTAGTGCACCGTATTCAATTTCTTTTCCGTTGACTATTACTTTGTAATTCATAGTGTTACCTCATTTCCAATTTTTGTATTATTGTATTTGTCTTCACTCACCACAAACACGTTGCCATCAACCGTGATAGTGAAAAGATTTTCGATTTTCTTCTTATCTTCCACCTTGCCAGTAATCTGATATTTACTATCAGCATGATAGACTAGCAAGGGTTTTTGCGCTTCACGTTGCATGAATAGCAAGCAAGTAGCGATAAGCGACCAAGCTAGAAGGAAGCGAATTAGTGTGTCTTTCATTCTGTTTGCTCCTCATAAATATTTTTATAAACTTTTATAAAACAAAGCATTTTTAACTCGAAGTAATGAACTTCTAGTCACTGGTATCATCCGTGGAATTAGAGCATCATGCGCTTTAAAACATATTAACCCTTTCTCAAAATCTACATAAGCCACTTCGTCAATATCTATAAATTCTTCAACTAAACCATTGTTCGTGACCATATCTACAACTACGCTTCCAAACATCACTCTACCTCCCTGATATCATCTTTTCTGATATCAACAATTTCTTCAAGGTATTCCTTTGAACACCAGCCGTATTTAACGCATTGTCTAATAAATCTTTTTTTATAAAAACAATGGTCTATGTATGCGATCGGGAATAGCAAAGCAATAAAAGGTGAACATATAATCAAAAATAAATAAATAGCACTTGCACAGATTCTTGAGTCTGCAATGTATTCATAAAAATCTACTAAATCTTTTATTTTCTTTAAATGCCTGATAAAAATAATATAGTTTTTTCTTTTCATCACTCCACCTCCTCTTTTAATTTAACCGCAATTTCTAAGTAAAATTTTTGTTCAGGTATATCCAGCACCATTGTGTCGTTTTTACCGTCAGATTCAACGATAATTTTTCCGATTGCCAAAACTAAGTCTCCAATTGTGCTATTTAGCGTAAGGCTCATTCTGTTACCTCCTCAAAGCGCCCATCTATTTTTGGACTTATTTCTTTTGAAAATAGGATTCTTCTTTTCTTTTTTCTTCTGCTTGTGATATTCACTGTCTTTATTAAAGACAATATCTTCATCTTCAATCAGTTCAGGAATGAAGTATCTAGATGGGTATCGTTCAGGTCGTTTCATGTTACCACCTCATATATAAATATTTCGTGTCAATATCTTGTTCTAAAATACACTTTTTCAACGACTTCAAAACTTCTAGCGCACCGCTAACTGTTCCCCATCTATTTTCAGGTTCATACTGCACATACTTTTCAGGGTACCGTTCTAATTCAGAGATACCGCGTTGGATGTTATCTAAAACATCGGCGATATTGTACGTAGTGTCTTGGTCAAAATCCCAATCCATAGCAATTCTGAACATCTTCCCGAGATTGTAGGTCGGAGAACTATATTTAGGTTCAGCGATACAAATATAATCTCCGCTCTCTATTTTCGCTAAGATTTCCAAATCATAACTCATTACTCCACCTCCTTTTCTTTCATGAATTTTGGTATGTTGCCAGAGTATTCCTCGTATAACCAATACTTTCTACAACATTCATCGTAATCATAAGTTTTTTTAATTTTTAATTTTTGTTTGAGCGTTTTCTTATATTTTTTCGGGCATGGAATTGAAAAACTTTCATCATGGACAGAAAACCAAGCTACAAAATATCGTTCAGAATATTTGTAATGTTTTCTTTTTTTGTCTAAGATTCATCCTTCCACCTCCTGAACTTCTACACCTGGGCAATCGAATACCCAGCCAAAACCATTCGAAACTACTTCCTTTTTCGTGAGTTTATAGCACTTTTCTGAAAAAAAAGTACTTTTTGTAAAAAGGAGTACTACGGGAGAAAAATGTCCGTATTTATCTGCTAAATTTGCATTTTGATTGACAAGATATAAGTCCCCGTCGTTTTGGTTTAGAAGTTTAATTTCGTATTTTTTCTCCTTTTCTACTATGTAGCCGTCAAGCCAAGCGCGAGCGAAGAGGTCTCTGTTAGATTTCTTGTTATACCATTCTGTGAATTCCTTAGTTCCGTTACCCCAAGTATAATGAAGCGCATCTTCTAGTTCTGGGCTTTGTTCTCTTGCTCCTTCAATCACATCCGCCACAAACTGCGGTACTTTGACTTGATTCAACTCACGTCGAATCTTATCAGCATCTTTCAATTGATTGCCAACCCATTCTCCCTCAAGTTTGCCTTGCTCGTAACCCTCGCGCCATTTTGCATGACTGAAATCTTTCTCAAATTCACCCATGATGGCCTTTAGCCAAACTTCACGATCATGCACTGGCAATTCTCGCAATCGAGCTAGTATGTTCTTGACATAACGAGGTGCTTCGTCTGCATGGCCTGTTTCTGGTTCGTCTAGTTGTTTCAAATCTTCTAGAAAAATTTGACGAGCTAGCTCTGCTCCTTCAGCATCCCATACACCCTCAAGTTTTTTATGCTTCTCAATTAATCGCTGTACTTTCATCTTCCAACTCCTTTATTCTCTTCTTCCAGTTTTTCACTTTCTTTTTAAGCAAGTCTCTTTCCTCATACCTGCTAAAAGCAAGCGATTTGACACACGGCTTAGATAGCTCCGCTATCCTTGCCTCCGTCTGCTCAATCGTGCGTTTCAGTCCTTCGATGACTGTCTGTTTGCTATATTCCATGGTTTATCCTGTTTATAAAAATCCAGCTCTTGCCCCTCATGGCTCAAAGACACAAGAGCTAGCAAATTCTTTATACGCCATTCGTCCAAGTCTGACGCATATTCTAGCTCGCTTTTAACGTGGTTCGCGGCACGTTGATTTTGTGGCTAAGTAATAGCAATCTACAGCACCATAATCAAAACGTACATCGTCTTTTCCGATATATTTTTTGAATCTTGGTCTAGTAATACCAGAGAAAGCCCATTGATGATCTTCCATACGCTCGATGAGATCATCGACGTTATTAAACGTCCCAAGGAATAATTGACAGTGCCCGTTGTAAATGAAATAGAGTTCAATCATCTTTGCAAAACTCCTTGTAGATTTTTTCGAAAATTTCTGACACCAATTTTTCAGGTATATTAGATCTCTCGTTGTATGATTTTGAGAAGTTCTTCCACTCTATGTCCTGCTTGATAATTTTATTCTTAAGATTAAGTTCAATATTGCTTCCAAAAATCGTCCGTTTTTGTAAAGGATAATCATAATTATTGTATCTAGCTAGGTTTTTGTATGGAATTCTGAATCCAATAATATCCTCAATGTATGGCCACAGTCTATCAGCTGCTGGATTCTCAATAACCCAAAATTGTGGTCTATATCTTTTTATGATTTCTATTGTGTTGAAAGCTGTTAGCTCCCCATTGATCCTTTTTAAAAATTGTCTGTCGTACTGATAATTTATATAGGCTGACTCGTAATCCTGATTTGCCCTGATCGTGAATGGTGAAGGTCTTACTTGTGGAGCGAACAAGCTATCAGACACATCATTGCGTTTCCAACACGCATTCCCATTTTCCATGGCAGAGGCATTTGACCAGGACTCGCATGGTGGACTAGCAATAATCAAGTCAGGTTTTGGTAATTTGTCTAACACGTCAAAGAGCGTGTTATCTCCAAATAAACGTTTGTAATCAGCAAGGTCCAGATTTGTAAAATGATTGTTCTTGTTTTCTATATCCATTCCGATTGAATAGATTTCAATATTCGCCCCCCCCCCCGAACTATTCAGAGAGTTAGCACCCTTGAAGTAAGAACCATTCCCACTATCAAAAAGTGCCCAGACTACCATTTTTTTGATAATCAATACCTCCTATCCTTCATCCCAGCTGGATACACAAAGCACTTTCCAGTTGCTCCCTCGAAAATGCGACTTGATAAAGCACCATTCCCAAAATCGTCCGAATAAAGCTCTTTAATCTCTTCGCTACTCAGATTCGTGTTGATAATCGTATTCGTCCGATTATCCAGGATCTTGAACAATATCTGATGCGCCCACTCGTTCCGCTTCGTGTCAGCTTTTCGACTCTCTTTCCCAAGGTCATCCAAGAAAAGAAAATCAACCTCAGACAGTAGCTTAACCATCTTCGCTTCTGAAAATCCATTGTCAAACTCAAAGCTTTCACGAATCTTATCAAACAAAGTCACTACTGATACAAAAAGCACGCTTTTAGGTTCATCATAAGACTTAAATTGCTCATTGAGAAACCGAGCTAATCCATAGGTCAGATGACTCTTACCAACACCAGAAGGTCCTGTGATGATGGCATTTCCAACTGTACCTTTGGCATATTCACGTTCCAACCGCTTCACAAAATTCATAGCATTTTCATCAATATCGACCTGAATCTCATAGTCATGTAGTGACTTGCTGGCCAGCTTAGTTGAAACGATACTATCACGAGCAAAGACTTCGTAAGTATCCGATAGCTTGCTTTTAACCTCAGATTCCATATTTAGTTGCTTTTCAAAGCGTCGGATATTCTCTTTCTCGCACTCAGGACATTGACTGATTTCCTCAACCTTGCCCTTGACAGGGATTTTAACAGACCAAAGATGGCATCCATGGATTTCACAGACATCATCAAGAACTGTTCTAGTTTTGAATTGTTTAAACTGCTTCATCTAAAATCCTAGCCTTTCGTCTGTTTTCTTTTCACGCTTAGCAACATTTCCTTGATTTAAATAACCATCGAACTTCGTTCCAAAAAGAGTTTCTGGTCTGAGGTATTTGGCATATTCAGTTCCATGCCAATTTTTAACCATGTTTTCAATCACTTGTTTAAAATCATCTAGTTGATAACCTTCTGACCATCTTGCTTTAATTAAGGCTTTATTTTTTTGGATATTGGCTCTATAATTCTTTCCGGTTTTTAAGTTTAGGTAATCAATAATTTCTTTGTAAGGGATATTATCTATACTATCCTTACCTATACTATCCTTACCTATACTATGCGGACATTTGTCTGTCACTTGTCCGTCAACTGTCTGACATTCTTCTTTTATCTCTAAAACTACCTTTCCAGGCTCAACCAATCTACTTCCATCAACTTCCAATCCGAGTTGTTGAATAGCTAAATCTCTGTGTATACTAGGTTTGTGCCTATCTGGTCTGATTTTATTTTGTTCATTAAAATCCGTAATGAAATAGACCATATCTTGATTAAGAGGCTTTATAAACTGCTTAATGACCAACAAACCTAAACTGTCCTCACTAGCACCAATCATTCTAACAACAGGAAATGCTTCAACTATGCCATCATCATCTGAATTGATTACTAAATGAACGTATAGTGCTTGAGTTTCAAGCGGTAGCCTTAAAAATTTTTGTGTTTGCATTATAGTCTTGCTGACCATTCTTCTTTCTGCCATCTACTCCTCCACACTTGAAAATTTTGTGTACTCTTTGTGAAAATACAACTTCACTGTCCCTAGACTGCCGTGCCGATTCTTTTCAAGGATCAGTTCGGTCACGTTATTCACTTCTTGACTGTCTGCTTGTTCCTTTTGATAATAGGCCTCACGATACAAGAAAGCTACAATGTCTGCATCTTGCTCAATCGAACCAGATTCTCGCAAATCTGATAATATTGGGCGCTTATCCTGTCTCTGCTCAACCGACCGACTCAACTGTGATAAGGCTATGACAGGAACCTTCAAATCCTTTGCTAGTATCTTCAATTCCCTTGAAATTTCAGAAACAATCTGCTGACGATTCTCACCCTTTGAACCAGTAATCAACTGCAAGTAGTCAATGATGATAATGCCTAGCCCCCCCATTTCTTGAGAAAGCTTTCGAGACTTTGACCGTATATCTGAAATCCGAATACCAGCAGTATCATCCACGAAAATAGGCGTATCATAGAGATTGCTTTGCGCCTGCACAAGCCTTTTCCACTCATCAGTACTAAGATTCCCAATCTTCAGATGATAACCTGGAACCATCCCCTCAGATGCCACTATACGCTCAATCAATTCTTCTGCTCCCATTTCTAGCGAGAAGATAACAGCAGGTTTTCTTTCCATCGTAGCCACATGTTTTGCAATGTTCAAAGCTAGCGCCGTCTTACCCATAGCAGGACGAGCAGCAAGAATGATAAGATTTCCTTCGTGAAGGCCTGTTGTAATCTTATCTAGTCCGACAAATCCAGTAGATAGACCAGTCACGAATCCATCTGTCTGCGAGCGAGTCTCGACTATCTGCATATGTGTATCTAGAATATCAGCCACATTGCGAAATCCTGTGCCTGTATTCTGATTGCTGATGTCAAGCAATGACTTTTCAGTCTTTGAGATGATGTCACTGATTGATACATCGCCTTGATATGCACTAGAAAGTGAGTCCGACAAATCAGCGATTACCTTTCGGAGCGTAGCCTTTTCTTTTACAAGCTTAGCGTAGTGCTCCACGTTTTTGGAAGTTGGTGTGGAGTTCACTAACTCGACAACATAGTTTAAGCCACCAATTTCTTTAATCTGCCCTTGATTGGTAAGAGCAGAAACCATTGTCGTAGCATCGATTGGCTCACCTTTTTCAAGCAATGACAACATGGTCTTAAATACAATCTTATTAGCTGGTTTATAAAAATCATTAGGGGCCAATTCATCTGCCAGGGAAATGATTGTGTCAGGTGCGATAAATACCGCTCCCAGAACAGATTGTTCAGCAGCTAGGTCATGAGGTAGTATTCTAAAATCTTCAGACATACCGAGCCCCCCACTTCCTGCGATTAGCACGGTACTTCATTCGCATATCCTCATAGAAGTGCATACCTTCTAGCGCCATCTTCTCGACCTTTAACAGCTTATTTTCAGAGACCACATCACGGTAGTCCTTAGCTAGTTTTTCATAGTCGGTTAGGTATTCTTTGATAAGTGATATTTTCCTATTCTCGTCCTCTAAATATATTTCAAAATCAGACTTTTCTTCATCAGACGACATCATTTCAATATTCACTCTTTCATGCCACAACAGCCATTCAATCAAATCTTCCATTTCCTGACCTCCTCACTTCAAGATGTGCATTTTAGGCTCTGGTAATCCTAGAGGTTCTGGACGTAAGCCTTCAGGACGTTCGTTGTCGTAGGTGAAGCCTTTAAACTCTCGCCGAATATTCTTACGAATTTCTTGCCATTTGTCCTCTCTACCACGTTCATAAGCATGGTTATAGCCTTGGATAATCATAGACACAAATTCTTGTTCTTCCCGTCTTTCTTTTTCCTTATGATCCTCTTGCAATTTGATATGACGGCAAAGCCCTGCAAATCCAATCAGCAGAGCTCCAACACCCATCAGCTGGTCTAAAATCGGTGGTTCAAACATTTTTTAATCTCCTTATGCTCTTAATTTTCGTACTTCTTTTTCTAATTCCAAAATCTCATAAACATCATTGACATCGTACATGATATCTTTCCCTTGCTTACGAAATCTTAAGCCTTTACGTTCTAACTTCTTAATATAGCCATGAGTGAAGCCGAACTTCTTCATCAAAGCCTGTTGATTGATTGGCATGCGATCATTCTCTAACTGCTCCTTGACCTGCTTTTCAGCAAAGGCCAGTAATTGATTCGTGAACAATTCAGCACTTTCGCCATCCAACCGTAATTGTAACGTTATACCTTCCATTTCCTACATCCTCTCAACTATGCGGGCAAGCATTTTTTGTGATATAATGGTTTTAATAATTTAAGTGTGCGCCTGACTTCGTTAGGTGCTTTTTGTTTTATAAAAGCGAAATCTTAATCAGAATTTCTTTCAATTCTTCTTTGCCATTAATGTACCCAATCACGTCATCGGTTATTCCTGACTCGTAATCTAAGTCCCACGAACCTGTTTTCTCGTTGTATTTGACGACTGCTAATTCAAGCCCATAAGAATGCATATTGTGAACTACACTGGCACCATAACCATTAGCAAAGTGATACTCATGTCTTGGGAATATAAAAAAGCTATTTGTATCTTCAGTAAACTCTTCGCATTCAATTTCGATTTTAGGTAAATTGTATTTTCCCATACTTTATTAACCTTCCATGAGTTTCTTTAACTTCTCTATCGTCTTTTGAAGTTGTTTCTCATCAACAGAACCAACCGATAAATTCTTAACGCTTATACTTTCTGCGCTTATTATTAATTTTCGTTTTATCCTGCTATACGGATACCGTCTTGGTCTCATTTTCCTACTCCTCCCTACGCTTGACTAAAAGCGTTCAGTTCCATAATCTTCATCTTGGTATTAGTGCTTGGCTCCCACGTCATCCAGTAAGCAAGAGCAGCTTCTGCAAACTTCTTCGGTAGCAGGTCATAGCGACTAATGTTGAAGTGGTCTTTAAAATCAATCTCAGCTTGTCTAAATACCGACTGAGCAAAAATCTTATCAGCATAAGCAGGGCTATCAATACCACCCAGGCATGCCACAACCCTAGCCTTACGCTTCTTCAGGAGCGACTGAGCATAGCTTGGATGAATCGGTTGCTCGCTCTTGAGGTAGTCGATATCTTCAAGCATGGTCGCCTGTTGCTCACGCAATTTCTTCTGACCAGTAAAGAGAGCGATGAAGGCATCCTCGTCCAAGTCCTCGCGGATAAATCCGCCCTGCTTGCGAATAGCTGGCAAGACCTCTGATGTCACCCAGCGCTTGAACTCTTTCGCTTGAGGTAGCTTGCTGGATAAGATAAGAGAGTAGAGACCAGATTCGTTGATGACTGTCTGATTTCTCATCTGACCTGCCGTCGCGATTTGCGACGTCAGCTTATCATCTTCATCAACGTGTTTTGCCAGAGCATCTCTTGAATTTACATATCCAAGAATCTCTGCTATATCTTTCCCGACAAACCACGGTTCGTCATCAAACATCACTGTACGGACTTCCTGTCCGTGAAAATTAAAAATTTCGTTCATAATGTCCCTTTCTTGTTGCGGTTAAACCGCAATATCATGTAAAAAAATAATGTCATCAATAGACACACCAAAAGTAGTAGCGATTTGATAAGCTTGGGTTACAGTAGGTTCTGTTTTTCCTCGCTCCCAATTTCCCCAAGTATCAACAGAGACATCAATAGCCTCAGCTGCATCCGCTTGTCTCCAATTTTTTAGAGTTCTCAATGTTTTAAGAGTCATTTTCTGCATTTTTCAGTCCTTTCTATCTTTTTTTATAATTGAGTGACTCAACTATAACTCTATTATAATGCGGTTAAACCGCAATGTCAAGTGTTTTTTGCGTTTTTATCGTATTTTCTTTATTTTTTTCTTTACTTTTTTGCGTTTTTGCCGTAATATATACTATATAAAGGAGTGATACAAATGAGCAATAATAAAAGTAAAGAAATTTTCTCTGCGAACTTGGAAAAGTTAATGAGCAGCAGAGATGTTGATAGAAATAAACTTTGTTCTGATTTAGGATTAAAATACACTACTGTAAGAGATTGGTTAAAGGGTATAACTTATCCTCGGATAGGAAAAATCGAATTACTTGCTGACTATTTCGGTGTTAATAAATCGGACTTGATAGAAGATAAAACTCAAGAAGAAAAAGAAGTTAAGGAAGTAAAAATCCCTACTTCCCCTCTCGTTCAAAAAATAACTGAAAAAGTTGTAAAGTTGTCAACTCCAAGAAAACAAAAAGTTCTGAACTATGCTAATGAACAATTAAAAGAGCAGAATAATAAAGTGATTATGATTGAGGAAAAGCTTTTTGAATACCGTGTTTTTGAAAAGCTATCAGCTGGTACTGGATTTTCATACTTCAACGATGGGAACTATGACACTGTTTTTTACGACAAAGACCTAGACCACGATTTTGCTTCTTGGGTTTTTGGAGACTCAATGGAGCCTAAGTACATGAATGGAGAGGTCGTTCTCATCAAAGAAACAGGTTTTGACTACGATGGTGCTGTTTATGCAGTTGACTGGGATGGACAAACTTATATCAAGAAAGTCTATAAAGAAAAAGACGGTCTCAGACTCGTCTCTATCAATAACAAATATAAAGATAAATTCGCACCATATGACGAAGATCCGAGGATTATTGGAAAAATAGTCGGAAACTTCATGCCAATAGAAAATTAAAGTCAAGGTAATCACATGTTATATTTCTCTACTAATCTTACCGAAGAGGAAATCAAAGCACAAATAGATCAACACAAAAAAACAATTAGTAAGTTGGAAAATCAACGGACTTTGATAATCTCTCTAGTACTTCTGACGGCTATTTCTATCTTTTTAATCAATCTCATTGGGAACTTATTATTAACAATCTTCTCCTTTGTGGTTTGTGTCTTATTCTTGCTCTTTTTGATTGCCATCTATCCCAGACAATCTATTACCGATCATCTAGAAGATGAAATTGAAGAACTGAATAAACTATTTGCTATTCGAGTAGAAAATAGATTAAAACAAGAAGAGATTGATGAAAGAACTATTTATGATGTTGTTCTGAAAGTGAAAGGAATATCTTATCGCCAAGAAGCTTTCTCAGATTTATGTCAAGAACTCATAAGAGAATCAGATGATACCCCTTATTTAGGATATACCTCGAAAGAAATTAAAGAGGAATTGATTTTTGGAGGAAGATTTTATAAATACTTGCCTTTTGAAATTCCAGATGTAGAGTTTATCCCTGAATTTGATAATGAATTCGACCCTAACGCTGTTAAAATTGTGGTTCGTGGTTATCACTTAGGCTATGTCACCAAGTCAAAAAATAGAAAAGTATTAAGATTAACAACCGATTCAAATAATGAAGTTATTAAAAATGCTGAAATTTATGGCGGTGATTACAAAGATATCAATCCAGATAGTGGTAGACTTCGTACAGTTAAAGATTCATTCAAGATACGAATTAAATTGAAAGTCTTAAAAAAATCCCCTTAAAATTTCAAGCGATAAAATCAAAGCACGCTATCTTATTTGACAACTAAATAGAAATTTTGATAAAATACAGTTGGATTACCTAGATGAACTCATCTAGTGCAAAATACGGCAGGTAGCTCCTGCCTCGGTAACAGCTGTACAATAATTGTGCAGCTTTTTTTGATTACACAAACAAAAAAATCCCCACACTCGCCATCGCTAAACGTTGAGTGTGAGGATTCAACTTTCCATCAAGCAAGCAATGGAAAGGATGATAAAAAAATACACCTATAGTTTATCATAAGTTCTACACCTTTTCAACTATGCGGGCAAGCAATCGAAAAGAAAGGACTTTTTTATGATAAAAAAATATATTACAAAAAAAGGAGAGACTAGATATCTCTTTCAAACATACCTGGGCATAGACCCTGCAACTGGAAAAGAAAAACGCACAACACGACGTGGTTTTAAAACCATAAAAGAGGCCAAGGCTGCCGAACGTGACCTTCTATTAGATGTTGAAGAGAATGGTTTTTCAAACAATGAAGATTTCCAGAACCCTACTTTCGCTGAAGTAGCTGAGTTATGGCTTGATAGCTATAAAAACACTGTGAAACCAACAACCTATCAGAACGTTAAGAAAAAACTTGATGTTCTAATTGACTTGTATTTTACAGATATGAAAATCCAGCAGATCAGTGTAGCTTATTGTCAAAAGGTTGCTATCAAGTTAAGTAATCGCTATATCCTCTATGCCAATTACTACTCTGTCATCAGCCGTATTTTCAAGTATGCCACTTCTATTGACATTATTAAGTCAAATCCCTTAGATAAGATTATCAAGCCTAAAAATAGGCCTTTAAAGGCCAAAGAGAACCACTATACAAAACAGGAGCTAACTGAGTTTCTTAAAGTTTGCAGAGTAGATTGTAAGCCTGTAGAATATACCTTTTATCACTTACTAGCTTTTACAGGTTTGAGATGTGGTGAGGCTCTTGGGCTCATGTGGTCAGATGTTGATTTTGAAAATAAACGATTAAGCATTTCTCGGACAGCTGTCGTTGTTAATAAAAAACAAACTGTTCAGGACCCTAAAACCAAAATGAGTAAAAGGGTTATCACCTTAGATGATGAAACTCTGAATGTATTAAAACTCTGGAAACGTCAACAAATAAAAGAATATTTCCAGGCTGGTGTGCCTTATAAACATGATTCGAATTATATCTTTACGAATAGTTTCGGAAGATGGATTTCGCCTTCAGCTGTGAAAGAGAGACTTAGAAGATTCTTTTGTGAACATAACGATATCAAAAAAATCACTCCTCACGGTTTCAGACACACACACGCTTCTCTTCTCTTTGAAGCTGGTGTTACAGCCAAAATCATTTCAGATAGATTAGGTCACAATAATGTTCAAACCACTCTTGATATGTATACCCACATCAATGACAATCAACGTGTTGAAATCGTGGATCAGCTCATGACTTTTATCCGTTCAAGCTAAAAGTAAAGTCGTATTCAATCTCGTATTCACTTTTAGATATACACTATAAAGCCAATGATTTCAAGGGTACAGGAAACCGTGAGCAGTTTATACCATAAGTGAAAAGCGTTTACAAATAGTTATCATCGCTTTTCAATAGTTGAGTTTTTACTTATTTTCCATTAAAATCATTTTCATTAATTGCTATCATTTTTTTAAATCGTATTCATCTTCGTATTCATTTTCATACTCATATTTGCCCGTATAGTTGAGAAGGCTGCAATTTAGTTCTAATAGTTTACATTGGAGGGTGTCCCCTCCAAGTCCCCGACCTCTGGACAAGGTCTATTTTTTTTGAAAAAATTTAAAAAAACTTCATAAAAACGCTTGACTTTCTCGGTGTACCGTGATATAATATAATCAAGATAAGGAAAGGAGGTGAAGAAGTTGAACAAAGAAGATTGGCTTAGGTTACTTGAAAAGGCGATAGATAATATCCCTGAAACGGTAACTGCTATAGCAAGTC